AATTCGTACACGTGTACGAATTTGAGCATTTCCAAGGCATTCGCACTTTTATCCGCTCCAGATGATGTCGCAAAAGAAGTGATTGAGTCTGAAGATATTAACAATATGACAGTCACAGAGCTGAAGGCAGAAATAGCCAACCTCAAAGCAAGAAATGATGAACTCGAAGCTGGTACGGATGAAATAGAAAATCTCAAAAACCGAATTGTAGAACTAGAAGCTGAACAATCCGAATCAGAGATAAGCGTTGAGGAACTTACTGCGAAGGATGATGAGATTAAAAGGCTCAAAGAAAAACTCGAAAAAGAAAAAGCGAAAGCACAAACAGCTAAAAACAAAACGGAAACGGCTGTACAGGAGGCTGTAGATAAATATAAGGCTGAACATGAAAAAGAGAAAGCGGAAGCTGTAAAGGAAGGCAAGGCAAAACTTCAGGAAGCGTATTCCGAAGCAGAGAAAACAATTGCTCGCCTTGAAAAAGAGCTATCTGCAAGTAGCCAAGAAGATTTAACTACATTTCGTGCACAGGTAAATATATTGCAAGAGGTATTCCAATCTTGCTGCAAAAGCTTAGAAATTATCGAGAGCAAGGATCCAGAACAAGGGGAGAAAGTACGCAGTGCATTACTTCAGGTATTACATATCGAGGAAGAACAATTGAAAGGATAATACGAAGATGACAAATAAAGAAATAATAGAAGAACAGAACGCCAAGATGATTACAGAAATATGGGAGCACTACGGTAAGGAGCTTCAGATTAAACAAACAATTGAAGAATTATCAGAACTTATTACAGCTCTAGCATGGGGGAATAAAGAGGATATCACCGAAGAAATCGGTGATGTAGAAATTATGATTGCACAACTTAAAGGCGGATTAGATATCAATACAGATAGTGTAATCCAATACAAATTAAAACGACAAATGAGAAGAATTCTTGATGAGCTTGACGGGAGGAACCCAAATGAAAGCTAAACCAAAACACATGAGGAAAAGTAGAGTGCATAAATTCTTTGATGATCTACTTGGTGAAAAAAGAGTGAATGAGTATCTTGAACCGCACAGACAGGATTCGGAAGAAGAACGAGTCATGGCAGAAATCATCGCAAGATACGAGGACCCTATTAATGCAGAAATTGCAGGAGACTTTCCGCTTGATTAGGTCGAAAGACATAGCAGCTATGTATACGGAAGAACAGCGTGAGGGTATATGCAAGTGGTGCCGAGAACATAACTATGATAAATGCACCACTTGTACACTCCCCATAGTACCAGCATGGAAGGCTGAAGAGGTTAATGATATTACTGGAGAATTAAAAAATGCTTAATTTAATAATAACTTTCTTAATCACAGGTCTTATGGTTGGAATAGTAGCGCTATCATTCACAGCAATGAAGAGGATGGATGTGGCAAATAAATTATTCATGATAGCAGATGTACTACTCCTTACAGGGCTAACAATCCTATTAGTGTGTATATATGTGTATGCATAAATGGAAAACATAAGATATGACAGCGGTAGGCAGAAGGTATACTCCTTTCAAAATCGTACATAAATATATAAGAGCACATACTACTTTTACAGATGCTTACCGCTTTCATATATAGAATTAAAACTTCAAAATTTTCTTCCTTATATATAGGAAGAAACAATACGGTAAAATCATCCGGCATTAAGCCGGATTAAGAGTTCAAATGAGTATTAACAAGTCAGGCATTTAAGTAACTATGATAAGAACGAAAAAATATTACACTGGAGATTATCTCGAGTTAGAAATATATAATGTGTCTCCAAGGAAGAGAATTATAAAAAGAGCAGAAAAAAGACACGAGTCATCACCGGCACAGAAGAATCTAAATTCAAAAAGAAGTCAGAGATACTTTGTCAGATTATGCAATCTTAATTTTAAAGAGGGAGACTTTAGCATAGATCTCACATATGATGATGCTCATCTGCCATATAACAGAGAGCAGGTACTTAAGGATATAACTAACTATGTGGCAAGAGTCCGCAGGGAGATGAAAAAGAGATCCAGTGCGCCAGTGAAATATGTGTATGTAATATCCAACCATGCTGGAGATGATACTGGGTCAAAAGCTAGACCTCATATCCACATGATATTTGGAAATGTGGATAGAGATGTCATAGAGGATAAATGGAAGGCCGGATTTTCAAATTCGGATAAGCTCAAATTTGATGAATACGGAATCACAGGCAAAGCTCTATATATGGCCAGACAGGGTAAGAGTAAAAGATGCTGGGGTAGCTCCATAAATTTAGAAAAGCCTGATCCTATAGTTTCAGATAAAGCTATAACTAAATCCCAGATGGAGAGAATTATTAATGATCCATCAGATGGGCTATATATATCTAAGCTTATTAATAAAAACAACAAGACAAGGTACACATTTACGGATTGCCTTGTTGAACATGATGGGAGGCAATTGGCTTTGTTCGGGCAAGACGAGGAAAACGGAGGTAATGGTTCCGGATTCAGCTTGCTTATACGAATGCGAAAAACAGAAAATTACAGAAGGTGATGAGTTGCTCTAGTGAGCAAGTTTATTTAAGTGGGATAATATAACTAAAAAATAGGTGAAATATGACGGCAAAAGAATTCATGAACGAGTATAGAAGGATTGGGGAGAGAATTGCACAGCTTGACAGTCAAATATTTGATATAGAACAAACGCTGGGAGTTAAGGCGGTAAGCTACGATGGAATGCCGAGCGGTGATAGTATTAGCAAGGTAACAGAGGAGACAGCTGTTAAACTAGCAACTTTGAGAGAAAAGCAAAAGAAATTAAGAGACGAACTCTGGAGGCAAAGAGTTAAGATTGAAGAGGCTATCTACAAACTGTCTAATGCAGATCATGCAGAGGTATTACGCAGAAGATACATAAGGATACAGACCTTTGAAACAATTGCAGAAGAAATGTATATGACAGAGCGATGGGTATACATCCTGCATGGGAGAGCACTACAAGATATAGCAAAGCAACAAAATTACAAAACAGTTCAGTAAAATTCATGTTGCACCCATGCTATAGTGTATGTGGAGATAAACCATGAACAACTCCTTGATAAATATTGACTAAGCGGTGGCGAAAGCTGCCGCATTTATTTTGAGTAATTATGATGACTAACGAAGAAAAAAAGAAGGAAGCAAAACGGAGATATAGCGAGGGCTATTCAATTCCAGAAATAGCCGTTGAACTAGAAATAAATGAGAATACTTTGAGGTCTTGGAAAAGGCGTGGCGAATGGAAGGTTAGTGCATCAAAGAAAGTTGTGCAGAAGAAAGAGGCTCGCAAGAAGTCTGCAAAGACACTAAAGAAAATATTAGATGACGAGTCAGAAAGTTTGATGCAAAATAAATTTCTTACATCTAAGCAAAAATTATTTTGCGCATATTACTGCAATTGTTTTAACGCAACACAAGCCTATCAAAAGGCATATGGTTGTAGCCGCAAAACTGCAGGCACAGCAGGCTACAATTTATTAAAAAAATTAGAGATTCAGAAGGTTATCGAGGAAATACAACAAACAAAATTAGCTACAGCACTTGCAAAAGAAGATCATGTAAGCATTGCTCAACACAAGCAAGAAGAAGCTGTTGAGCAAAGAATCGAGCAGACAGAAAGTGCACCGGGTACTATGGGAGTAGCCCTTATTCAAAATATGCCCCGCCCTGATAAAAATGGACCCCACCGGGTACTCTTTGAAAAGAACAAGAAAAAGATTTATGCCACCCAGTCAGTCTGTGCAATTTGTGGACACCCGGTAGACTTCAGCTTGCGTTATCCACATCCAATGTCACCGTGTATAGACCACGTTATTCCAGTGACAAAAGGTGGACATCCAAGTGACATAGATAATCTTCAACTCGCTCATTTAATTTGCAATAGGCAAAAGTCAGACAAGATAGTGAAGAATGATACGACTCCACCACAGGAGGAGCAAAAGATAAGCAATAGAGTTCTTCCTCAAAGCGTGGATTGGAGAACTTTTTGAAAAGTTTTATAAAATATTTTTTCAAGTGAAGTAGGGGGCATTGACCCCTCCCTCCCCCTGGCTCGCGACCTTCACGCCGTCACTACGAAAAAAAACACACGGTGGCAAAAATATAACCCCTATGATTAAAAAAATTTAGGAGAAAAAAATGAACTATAGAGGCATTGAATATTTAAGGCGGAAATTACAGCTTAAGAAAATAAGGGTGGCAAAAAGATATAACTATTACGCCATGAAAAACCACGTTCCTGATTTTGGAATATCTACTCCACCAAAGCTGCGCAATATGGTATCAACTCTCGGATGGTGTGGAAAGGCTGTAGATTCGATAGCAGACAGATTAATATTCCGGGAATTTGAAAAAGATGTTTTTGATATAAACACAATCTATCAACTGAATAACAGCGATGTGCTATTCGATAGCGCAATTTTAGGAGCATTGATATCATCATGCTCTTTTATTTATATAACAACTGATAGAGACAGATTCCCAAAACTACAAGTGATAAACGGAGATGAAGCTACAGGAATTATAGATACAACAACTGGCATGCTTCGTGAAGGCTATGCAGTTTTAGAAAAGGACATAGAAACTAAGAGACCAACTGTAGAAGCATACTTCACTGCTGAATACACTATTGTCTACCGAAAGTTTGAGGGGGTTGAAATATACCATAATCCAGCGCCGTTTCCACTACTGGTACCAATAATTTATAGACCTGATGCAAATAGAACATTCGGACGTTCCAGAATAAGTAGAGCGTGCATGTCTCTTGTAGAAGGCGCGGCAAGAACTGTAAAACGTTCAGAAATATCTGCAGAGTTTTTCAGCTTTCCACAAAAGTGGGTTACTGGCTTAGATGAAGATGCTGAAATTGAGGATAAGTGGCAAGCAGCAATGTCGGCGATGTTTACTTTGACTAAATCAAATTCAAAAAATGACTCAGAGCCAAAATTTGGGCAGTTTACACAGCAATCAATGCAACCACATACCGAGCAATTAAAAATGTTTGCAGCACTTTTTGCAGGTGAAACGGGCTTGACGCTCGATGATTTGGGCTTTGTAACTGATAATCCATCTTCGCAAGAAGCAATCAAGGCATCTCATGAGTGCTTAAGGCTTTCTGCATTAAAGGCACAAAGGGGATTTGGAACAGGATTCCTGAACGTGGGATATTTAGCTGCGTGTGTTAGGGACGCTTATGAATATAAACGCAGTCAAATATACATGACTAAGCCAAAGTGGGAGCCAATCTTCTCACCAGATGCAACCATGTTAAGCAGCATTGGTGATGGAGCTATTAAAATCAATCAAGCAGTTCCTGGTTACTTTGGAAAAAATAATTTGAGGGACGTTTCCGGAATAGCTGCAGAGGAGCAATAGCATGCGTGATATTGGTGTTGAATTACAGGCACAGATTGATACGAACTTTAAGAATCAGATATCTCAAAGTAGCAAGCTAATAGAAATCTATAAAAGAATTGATGCTAGAACCGCTACACAAGCAGATGTTGTAGATATCTCTAAAATAACTGGAAAAATTGCATCACAGGTCATACGAGATAATCTATCAAAAATAACGCTTCCAAACGACAGAATGTATTGGAATATTGCAGAAAAGGCAATAAAGCCAATTATGAAAAAAGTTCATAAAATTGTTAACGATGCAGCTGCAGAGGTAATTACTCGGGAAAGGAAAGCGTTTGGGATAAGTATTAAACCAGTAGCAGCAAGCTTTCCAGAAGAAAGAATTGATTCTTTGATAAATAACTTTGTGGAGGCATATAACGCAGGTATAGAGGATGAGCAAGAAAGAACGTAAGCAAACAGATGTACTGGAAAGGTTTTTGCATGAACCAATCGAAAACATAGCACAAGCATATTTTGACGATTTCGTAAAAGAAAATGCCAGGAAATCAGCGCAGGTTGGTTTAAAAACTATGGTGACTAGGAGAGAGGTTGGCAAGTGCTGCGATTGGTGCCATAGCCTTGCAGGTGAATATGAATATGGTGAACAGCCACCGGATTTCTTTAGACGACATGATTATTGCAAATGCATAGTTTTATTTAAAAGCGTAAAAGGTAAATATACTGATGTTTGGAGCAAAAAGGAGTTTGAGACTGAACGCGATGCAAGAATTGCACGTATTAAAGAGTTAAATTCAGAAAAAGAAAAGGAAATAGCTAAAATAAAACGAATTGCAAAAGATGGAGGTAAAATCTATGTCGATACACTTCAAGTAAGGAAAAATTTCAAGACTGAAGGTAAAGTCTTGGATAATGAAAAAGAATTCGTAATTGATAGGAAAAAGTATGTCTTAGATGGTGTTAAAAATAAGCTAGAATATAGCAAAAGTGAATTGAGCCATGCAGAATTAATAACAAATACAATTGGTGGCGAAATAAAAATGATGCCAAAGATAAATAATCCACAGCATATAAGAGTTCCAGATTATATGGTTGATGATAAATACAAACTTGATTTGAAAGAACCAACTGGTTCAGGAAAAAACACAATTTACAATAATTTGAAAGAAGTAAAAAATCAAGCTAATTATGTTGCACTGGATGTTAGTGAATGTGATTTAAGCATAGAAGAAATAGATACATATTTAGATTCGGCTTTTCACAGTAAGCATTTACAGTTCATAGAAGGAGTTATCCTGATTAAAGACAATAAATTAATAAAAATGTTAGAAAGAGTATAAAAAAGAACCTCTCTCCCCCCCACAAAACCCGGGTGGCAGGGAAAGAAGTTCTTTATGTATAAGTAGTATATCAGCTATAAAATTAAATTTCAATATGGTGATTGTAGCCAAGTGGTTAAAGCATCGGATTGTGACTCCGACATCGCGAGTTCGATTCTCGTCAATCACCCCAAATTAAATCTAGGGAGGGAGCATGTCAGAAGTGCGGATAGGTAGGCAGATACCAACCCAATTCGTTACTCTGCCTTATTACAAAACCAAAGGCGCAGATGCCATAAAGCTATATAGCAAAACAGGAAGAACAGCCCAGGAATGGCAGGAATTGCTAATATTTGACATTTTAGCAGTGAATGAAGACGGTCTGTGGATACATTCAAAATTCGGGTATTCAGTACCACGTCGTAATGGTAAGAACGAAGTTGTGGCTATAAGAGAGCTATATGGTCTGAAAAAAGGAGAGCATATACTCCATACAGCGCATAGAACATCGACAACACATGCGGCGTGGGAACGTCTCTTAAATCTAGTTACAAAAGCTAAACTAAAAATAAAATCAACATATAGAGCCTACGGAAAAGAACATATTGAACTTGAAGGTGGCGGCAAAATCGAATTCAGAACCAGGACAGCAAAAGGCGGTCTCGGTGAAGGATTCGATTTGCTTATAATTGACGAAGCCCAGGAGTATACAGATGATCAAGAATCTGCACTCAAGTATGTAGTATCGGATAGCTCGAATCCACAGACAATATACTGCGGAACGCCGCCTACTCCGGTGAGCTCCGGAACAGTTTTTACAAAGTTAAGAAAAAATACGCTTTCAGGGGGCACAGTCAATACAGGCTGGGCTGAATGGTCCGTGGAGAAGAAGACAGATCCTAGAGATAAAGAAGCTTGGTATAGAACTAACCCATCACTCGGAACTATCTTAACAGAGAGAAAAATACTTGATGAAATAGGCAACGATGATGACGACTTTAATATACAGCGACTAGGACTGTGGCTAAGGTATAACCAAAAATCTGTAATTAGTAAAAATGAGTGGGCAGAACTCCAAGTGCCAGCAATGCCGGAATTGAAAGGAAAGCTATTCTTAGGCGTTAAATATAGCAATGATGGAGCTAATGTAGCTATGTCTATAGCTTCAAGGACAAAGGACGGACGGATATTTGTTGAAGCAATTGATTGTAGACCTAGAAGAGCCGGCAATCAATGGATGCTGCCGTATATCATGAATCCTCATGTTGATGTTGTTACAGTTGACGGAGCTATTGGACAGCAGCTATTGGCAGATGAAATGTACGATATGAAATTAGGAACTCCTATATTCCCCAAAGTTCGGGAAATAATACTTGCTAACTCAACGTTTGAAAGCGGTATTTACTCAAAGACACTGTGCCACTCCGGGCAACCATCATTGGCACAAGTAGTCAGCAATTGCGATAAAAGAGCTATAGGAAGTAACGGAGGGTTTGGCTATAAGTCTCTAGTAGATGAATTAGAGATAGCCCTCATGGATAGTGCGATATTAGCATACTGGCAATGTTCAGAAAGCAAGGAAAAGAAAAAACAAAAGGTTAGCTACTAAGACAACTTCAATTCGGGAGTTGTCTTTTTAGATATTACGCAGACTGCATGCGGTTAAAGCAGGGAAAGGTGGAACAATGAGTGATTTTACACCAATCACAACACAAGAGGAGTTCAACTCAGCAATTCAAGAAAGAATAAGCAGGGTTGAAGAAAAGTACAGCGATTATGACGACATAAAAAGTCAAAACGCGGAATATGAGACGACTCTTGCAACTTACAAAGAGCAGATTGATTCTTTCGGTACAACCAAAGAAAAGTATGACGGCCAAATTGCCGAACTTCAAAAACAGGTTGATGGCTACAAGAAGAGCAATCTAAAAATCAAGATTGCTCATGAAGCCGGGCTACCATACGAGCTAGCAGGTAGACTTACCGGAGATGATGAAGATGCACTTAGAAAAGATGCAGAGGGGCTCAAAAAGTTTGCATCAACAAGAAAAGCACCGCCACTCCATGACGATGAAGGTGGCGGTGGCAATTCAAAGAATGCAGCAATGAAGAAAATGTTAGAAGAACTACATTTTTAAAAATGGAGGAGTAAGAAAATGGCAGAAACACTACAGATGAAAACATTGTTTGATCCTGAGCTAGTAACTGGGATGTTCGACAAAGTAAAAGGTAAATCTTCACTTGCGAAGCTTTCTTCGCAGATGCCAATTGCATTCACAGGAAGTGAGATTTTCACATTCTCAATGGATGATGAGGTGAACCTTGTTGCAGAGGGCGGCGTAAAGAAGGCAGGAAGAGTGACAGTTGCACCAGTCAAAATGGTGCCAGTAAAGGTTGAATACGGAACTAGGGTAACTGATGAATTCCTTTACGCTTCAGAGGAAAAGAAGCTTGAAATCCTAGCTGCATTTAGCGAAGGCTATGCAAAGAAGGTTGCAAGAGGTCTTGATATCATGGCCATGCACGGTATCAACCCAAGAGACAAAGAAGTCTCCGTTACAATCGGTAAGAACAGCTTTGATACTGCAACAGGCGTAACCAAGGTTGATTATACTGCCGGCAATGAAGAGGCAGTGTTGGAAACAGCAGCAGCGGCGATTGGAGATTACGATGTAACCGGATTTGCACTCGCAAAGAGCTTCGGAAGTGAGCTAGCAAAGATTAAAACTAATGGAGTACCACAGTACCCAGAGTTTAGATTCGGTGCAAGCCCAGCGGCACTCGGTGGAATTCCATGCGATGTTAACAGCACAGTATCTTTTGCAAATGAAGGTGCAGGTTATGCCGGAGACTTCGCTAATGCGTTTAAGTGGGGTTACGCTAAAGAAATTCCACTTGAAGTTATCCCTTACGGTGATCCTGACCAGAGCGGGGCAGACCTTAAGGCACATAACCAGGTATACCTAAGAGCTGAAACTTACATTGGCTGGGGTATCCTAGATCCAACAGCTTTCTCAAGAATTATCAAGCAGGGTTAAAGTTATGAGATATCTAAATACAAGAACAGGTGCATTCATTGATGTGGATGCACCTATCAGTGGAGAATACTGGGAAGAAGTAGAAGAGAAATCCAAATCATCTAAAGGCAAAAAGTCTAAAGAGGCTAATGAAGAAACTGCCCCGGATGAAGAGGCTAATGAAGAAACTGCAGAGGAGTAAAGAACATGAGTGCTTATGCAACTATAGATGAACTAACTAAGCTATGGCGAAAAATGACAGCAGAAGAGCAAAGCCGTGCAGAGGAACTGCTTGATGTTGTTAGCGACAGCTTAAGATACGAGGCAAAGAAGTGTGAAAAAAATTTAGATCAGATGATTGAATCCACTCCATCCCTTGCTACAGTTGCAAAATCTGTAACGATTGATATAGTTGCAAGAACCTTGATGACATCCACAAATAGGGAACCAATGATTCAAGCATCTGAATCAGCTCTCGGCTATTCTCAATCAGGAACATTTTTAGTTCCGGGCGGAGGCTTATTTATTAAAGATACCGAGCTGGCTAGGCTTGGCATAAGACGTCAAAGAATGGGGGTCATTGATTTATATGGAGATTAAAGGAATTACAGTCAAACTTCATGAAAAAGTAGAAACTGGTAAAGATGAATTTGATGCGCCAATATACGAAGACACCACAATTGATGTCGAGAATGTGCTGGTTGCTCCGGTAACTGCAGAGGATATAACAACAAGGACATCTCTTAAAAGCGATAAAGTTGTATACAAATTAGCGATCCCAAAAGGTGATAACCACATCTGGACGGATTGCATTGTTGAGTTTTTTGGCGAAAAATTCAAAGTCGTTGGAAAACCAGTTCAAGGAATTGAAGAGTTATTACCGCTAGCGTGGAATAAACAAGTGCAGGTGGAACATTATGGCTAAGTTTAAGTTAAACAGAGCAGGAGTAAGAATCTTGCTGAAATCTGAAGAAATGGCGGATATATGCCAATCATATGCTAATAAAATTCAGAGAAGATGCGGCGATGGATACGAGGTAACTGTATATACAGGTAAAAACCGAGTAAACGCATCAGTGCATGCTGCAACAGTTAAAGCAAGAAAAGATAACTCTAAAAATAACACCCTGCTAAAGGCGATGAGAGGCTAATATGATTGAATCAATAATTTTGAAGTGGCTCAAGAAAGAGCTTACTCCAACTCCAGTGTATATTGAAGAACCCGAAGAAGCGGGAAAAGACTTTGTGCTTTTTGAGAAAACGAGTGGAAAAGAAGACGAAGGACTAAATACAGCAACCTTTGCTTTTCAGTCTTATGGAGGTTCTTTGTTTAAGGCCGCAAGCCTGAACGAAAGAGTGAAAAAATCAATCAAAAAGTTAGCTGAAACAAATGGAGTAATCAAGGCAGAACTCAATTCTGACTATAATTTTACAGATTTAACTACAAAGAGATATAGATACCAAGCGGTGTTTGATATCACATATTACAAAGATTAGGAGGAAACCAAATGGCAAATGGTGTAAATACAGCATACGTTAGTGCTGGAAAACCAAAAGTCGGCGGTGCTATTTATAGAGCACCAATTGGAACGACCGTACCAACGGATGCAAAAACAAAGCTTGATGAAGCTTTTAAGTCTCTTGGCTATATTAGCGATGATGGTGTAGAAAACGAGAACAAAATCAGTTCTGATGATGTTAAAGCATGGGGCGGCAATACAGTTGCTTCACTGCTTAAAGAAAAGACAGATAAGTTCAAAACAACGCTTCTAGAAGCACTTAACGTAGAAGTGCTAAAGACCGTCTTTGGTAACGATAATGTTACAGGAACTTTGGCAGATAAGGTGACTATAAAAGCTAATGCTAAAGAACTTGAAGATTCAGTATATGTCGTTGAGACAGTATTAAGAGGCGGATACCTCAAAAGGCTTGTTATCCCGGTAGGTTCAATTTCCGATGTAGAGAAAATCGAATACAGGGATAATAAGCTTATTGGATACGGTATTACCATAACAAGTAAACCGGATGAAACTGAAAACACTCATTATGAGTATATTGAAAAGGCAACAGATTAGGAGGAAACTAAATGGCAAAGTCGAAACAGAAATTTGTTAGTGGAGAAACTAAGAGCGGTTTTGTATTCAACATTGAAGCAGAGCGCTTAGATAACATGGAGCTAATTGATGCATTGGCCGAATTAGATGAAGATCCATTACAGATATCTAAAGTCATCAAGCTAATGCTTGGAGACAATAAAGAGAATTTGTATGATCATGTACGCACCGAAGATGGCTTTGTACCATCTAGTGCAATTGAACAGGAGCTAAGCGAAATATTCGCTTTATCAAATGAACTAAAAAACTAATGATCCTTGCTAGCTTCATAAACATAGATGAGGATGCACTAATCTGTGATTTTGTGGAGACATACCATATATTTGATATTTCTGCTTTGCCGGCGAGACTAGCTGCAAAGTTAGCAATAGGACTAAAAGAATCAAGTAGGATTAAGACTAAAGTGTCGGGGCTTAAAGTAGCTCCTGACACTTTTTTATTGGCTTCTATATTCGATGTCCTAAATGTCATCTTATGGACAAAAACAGAGGATGGCCAAAACAACAGAAACCATCCAAAAGCGATATCAAACAATATGTCTAGTACCAAAGAAACTGAACGCATAGGGGATGAATCAATAACTTTTGATAGTTCAGAGGAGTATGAGGCAGCAAGGAAAAGACTTATAGGAGGGGAGTAAATGGCGACAGAATTAGGTCAAGCATATGTACAAGTAATTCCCTCGGCCAAAGGTATAGGCGGAATGCTCAAAAAGAGCATGGGCGGTGATTTTGATTCAGCAGGACAATCACTAGGTACAAGTCTTGGTAGCAAGATTAAAAAAGCTTTAATAGCAGCCGGGATAGGAAAAGCTCTGAAAACAGCAATTTTCGAAGGGGCAAAACTAGAACAGTCACTTGGAGGAGTGGAAACACTTTTTAAAGGCTCAGCTGGTAGAGTTAAGCAATATGCATCACAAGCATTCAAGACAGCAGGTATGTCAGCTAATGAGTATATGGAAAATGTCACATCATTTTCCGCAGCGATGATTAGCTCGCTTGGAGGTAACACTAAAAAGGCAGCACAACTGTCAAATCAAGCAATAACGGACATGTCTGATAACGCCAATAAGATGGGTTCAGATATAAGCATGATAACTCAAACATATCAGTCGCTTGCTCGTGGTCAATATCAGATGCTTGATAACTTGAAGCTTGGGTATGGCGGTACTAAAGGTGAGATGCAGAGGCTGTTAAATGATGCCGAAAAGTTAACTGGCAAGAAGTACGACATTAGCAACTTCTCTGATGTGACACAGGCTATTCACGCAATTCAAACGCAGATGGGAATAACTGGAACAACCGCTAAAGAAGCGGCAAGCACCATATCCGGTTCGTTCAACATGATGAAAGCATCTGCTAAAGACTTTGCGGGCAATCTAACATTGGGTAGAGATGTTAGTCAGTCACTTCAGAATTTAGTTAGCTCCACAGGCACTTTCCTAAGCAATCTACTGCCGGCACTTGGTAACATTGCAAAAGGGCTTGTAAATGTAATAGGAACTACATTCCCTCAATTATTTAGTCAGATTGGTAAAAGTTTAGGAGCAAATATGCCTGGTCTGATATCAAAGGGACTAAGTATGATTACACAGTTTACTGCAAGCCTTAGAAATAATGCGGGTAAATTTATAAGTGCTGGGATGGATATGCTCTTAAAACTAGCACAGGGATTTGCAAGATCGATGCCAGTAATGATTCAAAAGATTCCGCAAATAGTAACGAACATTGCAGGTATCATTAATGATAATGCACCTAAGGTACTTGCTACTGGCGTAAAAATTATCATTACATTAGCAAAAGGTCTGATCCAGGCCATTCCAACATTAATTGCTAATATTCCACAAATCTTGAGAGCTATATGGAATGCATTCACCGCATTTAGCTGGCTCAATCTCGGAGGAACTATAATCAGGGGTATAGTCGGAGCATTAAGAGGTGGTGTTGGAGCATTGTTCAGCGCTGCTCAAAGCTTGGGGACAACCATACTTAACGCGCTTGCAAATTTACCAGCATTACTGTTTAACGCAGGAGCAACGGCTATTGTCCGCATGATACAAGGATTTAGGTCAGCGTGGGGAGTACTAACCGGAATAGGCGCACAAATTATATCTGTAATTATATCCGGGCTTGCCAGTTTGGGCAGTCGAATGTGGAATAAGGCGAAAAGCGCCGTGTCAAGGATGATTAGCGCATTTAGATCCGGTGGCTGGGGCAGCATAGGAACCCACATTATTTCTGGAATTATAAGAGGTATTGCTGGTGCAGCTGGTAGATTATTTTCAGCAATGAAAAATCTAGCATCCAGAGCTCTTAAATCAGCAAAGAAAGCACTCGGTATTGAGTCACCATCTAAGGTATTTGCTGCAGAGGTTGGTCATTTCATACCATCAGGAATAGCACTTGGAGTTGAACGCAATGAGGGTGTTCTCACTACATCAATGAAGCATGCTGCAGGAACAATGACTGATGCATTTAATCCTAATTTAGTAAGAACAGCTAATTCGAGTTGGAGTCAGATGGGTATGTATCCAGCGTATAAAGATGCGTTTAGCGGAGGAGTTGTACAAAATATCAACATTTATCAACCAGTTAAGACTCCGGGAGAAACGACAAGAGCAATCAAGGATGCGGCATTTAAGATAGGGCTAGCAGGGGGGCAATAAATGAAAGAGAACGGATACAGTGTTAGGGCCATCAGGAGTGATGGCTCGATTTTCTATTACGAAAACGATGACTTTATGATGATCAAACTTGAAGGAGTCGATTTCCCTCAGCTAGAAGTATTTAAAGAACCACAAGGTCTAGGAAATGGCGACATAATTACAGGCAAAAGAAAATGTTCAAGACAAATTGAACTATCTACAGTACCTCGTCATTACAATGATGGAAATTATGGAACATTACGTAGCAGGGCTATATTTTTTCACAATCCATCATATACTTATGACCTTGAAGTTACATATATGGGAGATACGAAAGTTGCAAAAGATTGTGAGATTACTACATTATCAATCCCTACAGAGAGATATAAAAAGAATGCAACTTTGACAGTATCATTTTTATCACCACATTCAGAACTTTTTGCAAAAAATACAGATAAAACTAATCTATCAAGTATAACTCCAAGATGGGTAGTCAAAAGATCATATTTAAACGGAAAGAAACTGTTATATGCAACAGAAGATAAAACGGATTCGATAATAGTAAATTACATAGGTTCTATAGATACAAAACCAGTGATTACTATTACTGCAAATGGATATATTCGAAATTTAAGTATAACGATTGGGACAGTTACAGAATCTATCAACGTTGAAGCTCATAGCGGAGACATTATTGTAGTTGATGGATCTAAATCGTTTGCGACTAAAAATGGTGAAATGATTCCAATTACAACAGGTGCTGATTACCGACGATTAGTCATACATCCAGGAGATAATATGATAACTGTCAAAGCACAAAATGGCGATGCATTTAAAACAGATATAAGTTATATCGGGAGGTACGACGGCATATGATTGTGTTTTACGATAAAGCTATGAATATTTTGCCTGCAATTGATTTTATAGAAATAGTGTGGCAGCGAAAATGGAAAGAACCAGGAACATTCAGTATTTATACTATTGCCAAAAAATGGGACAACAGAATTAAATACATTACTATTGATGGTCGTCATGAAACAGGTATAGTGCAGAAAGTTGTTGTAGAAAAGAAAATAGAAGGGACATTTATTACGGCAAGCGGATTGTTTGCTGAAAAAGCTCTAAACTGGATGGTTGCACGGTCAGATTGGAATGTATATGCAGCCAAATCTGAACATCCAGAATATAACGACTGGGTTATAAGCAAAATAGGCGGAGAATTACTTAACTTAAATGCACTCAAACAAGGTGATGAACCTAGACCTACGTTTATAAATGGTGTCTGGCCGACAGAAGATAGTGAGTGGCCAGATCCTTTTAGCATGTCAATTGAAGCTGGTAAAGAAATTGGTACCTCACTATATGAATATCTTATACCTAATAACATGAGTTATTATGTGGTTCTACATCCATCTATTGCATATGTAGATTGGGCAGAACCTTGGTTGAAAAATCCGGATGAACCGCATTTTATGTTTAGAGTTGGAACTCTTAAAGGAAGAAATTTATCTGATAAGGTGTTTTTTGGTGAAGGGTATCAAAATGTTGCAAAAATTGAATATGCCTATGATGATAGCGGAGCAGTTCCGTATATTGAAATTAGGCAAACAATGGAATCTACAGGTTTTTCAAATGAAGAGGTTATAACCGATGAATCTGGAAATCAAAAAGGTAGAATTCATGAGTATTTAGTAGATTCAAATAACAGACCAAGGGATATAGATGTATACCCACGCATGATAGTTGAAGGCAATGTGAGTGGCATTGAACTTAAGCCAGAAAATGAAACAACAATCAGAGCTCAGTTACAGCAAAAAGCTCGCGAAGAAATGTTGAATCATTATAAAAGTGAAATTATATCCATAGATATCTTGCAAAATACATTCAAATATCTTGAAGATTATAACATAGGGGATACTTGCACGATTGTATTCGACGAAATAAAAAAGAGCTTTACCGCTCAAATTGTTGAGGTGACAGAAACGCATCATAAAAACAAAGTGGATATAAACTTAACTTTTGGAACACCGAGAAAAACTAAATATGTTCAGCTAAACATATAGAAAGGAGCAAACATGATAAGTTATCCATTTATCTCAAAAACTACACCATCAGATCCATATGGAGATAGAGCTATTGACCATAAACTTGAACGAGAGTTCAATAAATTATGTTGGAGCAATGGAGTTTTTGTTACAAAAAATGATGGTAGTGAATTACAGGTTATAGCAGAAGGCAATATGACAGTAAGCATATTGCCAGGAGGTTGCCATATTGAAGGTGCTAGAGGGTATGAGGCAAGTAAACGTAACATTTCAATTAGTGCTGCACATTCATCGTTAAAAAGAATAGATCGCATTATAGCTAGAATGGATGATTCTGACAGTGTACGAAGCATTGAGATTTATAAGAAGGAGGGGGTATCATCCACAACTCCAACAGCGCCCGAACTTGTGAGAGAATCAAACTATTACGAAATTGCTTTAGCCGATATATATGTAATGCCGGGAGCAACAGAGATAACCAATACAAATATTGTTGATACAAGATTGGACAGAGAACTGTGTGGGATGGTGATTCCAGCATTTCCTACTCCTCTTAATCTTGAGTCAATATCTAATCAGTATGTAAGTTTGTTACAAGCAGCAGTAAGTGGAACCGCAGCGGGCAATTTACAAAACAAAATAGATAAATTGAGAACGGATGTGAGCAATGCGAATATTAGCATGACCGATGTACACATCAATAATACATCGTTAGAGTCTGAGCTTGTTGCTTACTTTGGTAGCAGCATAAGAGTATAGGAGGTGGAATATGATAAGTCTTAATAACACGCTTGCAGCTATCACGGAAAAGTTTAAAAGTATCGATGAGGCGGACACTGGCATTAGGACAAAGGTTATAACCAAAACTCTCAACGTAAAGAAGGGTATAAATCCTTTGGGCATCCTTGGTATAGATGTGGATAAAATCGTGTCAATTAGCGGAGCGGCACAGTATGCGAATTATACTTTGCCTTTATCTTATCCAATGCTTAACTACGGTAGCGGAGGATATATCGAGTGGGGATTAGCTGCGCTTGTCCGCTCTGGAAATCTTGAGCTTATATCCGGTGCCGAATGGAATAACTGCAAAGTCAAGGTTGTTATTTCCTATATGGGGGGGGTAAAACCTTGTAAATTCAAGCTATTCAGACGCTTTACAAAACTAATAAAGATGGGAGGTGTCGCATAATGATATCTCTCAATAAATTCATGACAGAAGTTAAGAATAAGCTGAAGAGGCTTGATGAAAAACACAACGTAAAGGAAAGCATATCACTCAATGGCACATGGACAGCACCACATGACGGCATTTTAACGTGTAACGGAAGAGCTACACAGAACGGCGCATATCTGTTTTGCAAAGATTTAACAGATAATGAATATGTTGGATTATGTACAATCGCAAATAATCAACAGTACGGGTCGTTTTGCGTTGCTGTAATCAAGGGGCATCAATACACTTTTGTACAAAATGGGTGGAGCGAGCCTCGTACGGTATATGTCTATCAAGAATAGGGAGAGTTTAAATAAGCAATGGACTTGACAAGCATCATGGTTGCTGCAATATCAGCCCTGGGGACTGGAATAGGTTCGCTATATGGCATCAAGAAAAGCAGCGGCCTTACAGATTATAAGATTGACCGTCTCACCGAAGAGGTGAGGAAGCATAACGACTTTGCCTCGAGGATTCCTGTAATCGAGGAAAGGCTCAAGGTCACGAATCATAGGCTTAATGACCTTGAGGATAATCAAAAATAAGTTAGTTAGCCGGGCGAAAGCTCGGTTTTTTAATTCTTGAAAGGAGAAAAGAAAAAATGAAAATCAATTGGAAAATCAGGGCGAGGAACAAGACGTGGCTACTTACATTCGTAGCAGCGGTCACAGCTTTAATTTATCAGGCACTTAAGGTGCTTGGTATAGTGCCAAGTGTAGAGCAAGAGCAGCTGATGGAACTTGTAACAATGCTTGTTGGCATCTTGACACTGCTGGGGATTGTCGTCGAT